AAGCTGATTTCCAGAAGCGGCATCACGGGTAAGGGAGGAAACAGCCATGTTAGGAGCAATCTTGGGTGACATCGTGGGCAGTCCCTATGAGTATGGCTAAACAGGATAACTATAAGAAAGAGAGGACCGAAACGGCCCTCTCTTTTCATTTTTCGGATTTTGGGATGCGCGGGTATATCTCGATGGTGAAACCATCAGGACTTTTTTTGCGCTTCTCGTTTAGCTTCTGGTAGACGACCTTTTCAAGCACCTCTTTTAGGAGAGCATTTTTCTCCTCGGCCGTTTCGAGCAGAGGGTACACGTCGAGCAAATTCCTAACCTTAGGGATGATGTCACGGCGGCTGGTCTCCCGGAGCTTCTCCTCAGTCAACTCACGGGAGCAGCGGGCGACGCTATCCTTTGCGACAGCGATTTTGTCGGAGAGCATTCGGGAACGGGACAGAAAGGTGTCTGTGTCGTAGACGCCCTGCTCGAGGAAGTCGTGGGTACGTTCGAGCTGCTGCTGTAATTTGCGGAGCTCGGCCTCCGCGCTGGCGAGAGCTTTTTCCCGGATGCCGACCGACGACACGGAGGACGACGTGGCAGCGGAGCTCCACTCGAGCTCATACCCTTTCATCCACTCGGAGAGACCCTGTATGACACGCTCCTCGACGATGGGAAGATAGCTAGAGCAATTCGGGCAGCCGCGACGAGGGCAGCGCACGACCGGCATATCTGGATGGACGGGGTTTATCATCCGCATCATCTGCCTGCCGCACTCGGAGCAGACGAGCAGACCGGCCAGAGGATTCCGGACAACCTTTTCTTTGCGCGTGGAAGTATTCTCGCTCCGGGCGAGCTTATCGTTTGCGAGCTCAAATGTTTCTTTCGGAATGAGCGGAGGGTGAATGCCTTTGAATACGCACTCTTTCTCTGGGTCGGCAGGACCGCGCACAGAAACGACCTTGCCGTCAACCACTTTCTTCTTCGTCTCACGGCTGCCCCAGCGCACCATGCCGATGTACGTCGGATTCTTGATGATTCCGCGAATGGTGATTCTTGCCCATTGCGAACCGGACGGAGACGGGATGTGCATATCGTTGAGCCTCGTTGCGATTGAACCCAGAGACAGCGGGCGAGCGGAACCATCCTCGTCCTGCAAACCGACCGTGTACAGGTCGAAAATCATACGGACTATTGCGGCCTGCTCCTCGATGGGCTCGAGTGAGCAGCCCTTTTCGTTTTTGAGCTTTACCCGACGATAACCAAAGGGAGCCAGACCGGACGGCCACTTACCCTCTTTGGCAGAGGCGAGACGACCACGCTGCAACCGGCGGTTGATAATCTTGTACTCGCGGCGGCTCATAAACAAACCGAACTCGAAATACTCCTCGTCGAACTCGTTGTCAGGGTCATACGTTTTTATAGGGGTTATTATTTTTGTCCCGGAGAACTTGAATGTCTGCGCGATGATGCCTTGGTCGATGGTGTCGCCGCGCGCCAGACGCTCGACCTCCATGACGAGGACGCCGGACCAGACGCCCTGCTCAACCTCGGAGAGAACCCGTTGCATCATTGGGCGGGCAGCGATGGTGTCACCAGAGACGACCTCACGGTAAATATCGGTCACGTTGAGATGCTGCCTTTTCGCCAGCTCGAGCAGAGTGTGCTCGTGCCGGGAGAGCGTTTCGCCCTCGCCGTGCGCTTCGGCCTCGAGGTCGGAACGAGACTTGCGCAGGTATATGAGATACTGCTCCATGATAACCTCCAAACGAAAAGGCCCGCGCCGGAGCGCAGGCCAATAGGTTACTTGTTGCTGTCTTTTAAGGCCGCAACATCGGCCTGCAAGAGGCTATCCAGAATAGAGGCGGTTTTGGCCTTGAGCGTGTTCTGCTTCTCCATAATCTGCGGGAAAGCATCTGCCAGGTCTCCCCCGCAATCAGCGAGGATGCTCTTTATCTCGCCTCGACCGGTTTGCAGCTCAGAGAACAGCTCGCGATACAGGGCCAGCTCTGCTGCGTTCTGCGCGTTCATGCACCGGGAGAGCAGCACATAGACCGAATCGAACGTCGAGGAGACGACGGCGCGGAGCTCTTTCGAGAGGGCGTCATATCTGCGCTTGAAGTTTGCGTTGTCCTGACGGAACGCCTCGTTACCGTGGGCGCGCTCATCCTCGCGGCCCAGCAGATAGTCAGTGGTTACCCCGAAATAGTCCGCCATCTGGCAGAGCAGGGCGAAATCTGGCTCTTTGCCCTCGGTCTCGTAGCCGGAGACCGTAGTGCGCTGCTTACCGCAGAGGCGGGCAAACTCGGCCTGCGTCAAATCTTTCTCCTTGCGGAGCGCGACCAACCGTTCAGAAAACTTATCCATACAGACGTACCTCCCTAAGACTTATATATTGTATCACAAAAATCCCCTCACGGGGACAAATGACGCTAATTGCGTCATAAATAGCAAAAATTTTTGAAAAAAACTTGACTTTGACCCAATTAGGGACTATAATAGACCACAGAAAGACCCCAAAAGGGTCACACAGAAAGGAGGAGACAGGCGGAATGCGGAAAAAGCTGCAAACGCTCCGAGAGGGCGCAGGCTATACCCAGCAGACTTTCAGCGAGCGACTGGGCGTGAGCCGGAGCCACTACGCACAGATTGAGAGCGGAGACAAGAATCCGTCCCTCAAGCTGAGCCTGAAAATCAAGCAGGCCCTCGGCTATCCCTACGACGACCTTTTTTTTAACCCGAAGCGACCCGTTTCGCGTCATTGACGCGAAATGATGACGCCAAAAGCAAACATTTGGCGTTTCCTTGTAAATATTTTAACCGAAAGGAGGCACGGGATAAATGCCTAAAATGGCAACGAAAGCCGCAGATAACGTGTTCTACAAGGCACGAATCGCAGCGGCATCGTGGAACGACCGGTTAGGCAGCAGAGAGGGTGCGTCAGAGGTGACCGGCATCGACCGGACACGGCTCGCCAACATCGAGCTCGGAACCATCAACCCGCACCCGGAGGAGGTCCTGATGCTGTCGGACACCTACAACGCGCCGGAGCTGCAAAACCATTTCTGCTCGCACCTCTGCCCGCTCGGCATCGGGACGATTTCACCGATTGAGCTGGAAGAGCTCGAGCGGGTCACATTGCAGCTCATTTCGGCAATGAAGTCGTTACCGGAGGTCAAGGACGGAATCATCGACATCGCGGCCGACGGCGTCATCGACGCGAAAGAAAAGCCGCGCATGGAGCAGTACCTCGAGGTACTCGACGAGATAACGAAACTGAGCCTGATAAAGCGGAAAGACAGCATTCTGCAATGGGTGGTGGAAACCGGCCGGAACCTTATAAGCTACGACTACACTTGCAGCATCGAGAAGGTGAAAACCCGCATAAAGCTGCTGTCTAAGGAGGACAAAGTGCTTGCCGAAAAGGCGGACACGGAGCTTGAAAAGACCATCGGCATCATGCAGGACATTTCCACGCCCGACAGCAACACCGAGGAGGCGAACCTCACGGACATGGCTGAATCCATGCTCGCAGAGCAGAAGCTCCCCAGCAAAACGCTGACAATCGAGGGCCTCGGGCAGGCAAACGTCATTTCTGGCGTCGGCCTGTGCATCATCATCAGGCCGCTCGGCATCTCGAACAGCTACTATGTAGACGAGGATACCCACACATTCAAGGGCAACTACCATTCGATGCGCCTTACCTTGAACATGGCAACAGACACCGAGCGGAGCGCAAAGGCGAGCGATGAAAAGAGCTCGACCTCGCACTCCGTCGGCGATAAGGTCCAATTTTCGGGCGGTCCCCAGTACGTTGCGTCCACCGCGACGTCTCCGACCAACAGCCCGAAAGCGGGACCGGCGAAAATCACTGCCATCGCCAAGAGCAAGAACGCAAAACACCCGTACCACATCATCCACACGGACAAGCAGAGCACCGTCTATGGATGGGTGGACGCCAGTCAAATCGGATAGGAGGAGCTGCACATGAACCCGGATGAAGCGACGAGCCTAAAGCAACTCTTTCTCTCCATTCTGCCGAAAAACGGCGGC